AAGTTTACTAAATCACAATCAACCATATATACCAAGAGTCAAAGACTTAAGAGGAATCGCACTAGCATAATGGAAGAGATTGAACTAATCCCTGTTGAGGGTCACACCACCCTTGGCAGGGATCCTGTGTCTAACGCAATACTCAACACAGATTCTACACAATACGATGCTTATATAAAAGCAAGAGAAAATGCAAGGAAAAAGGATCGTACCTTACAAGATTTAAAAGACGAAGTAGAAGAGTTGAAGAGACTTGTGAATGATTTAATGGATAAATAAAGTTAAGCTAAATAATATAGGAAAACTTTTGTCTAATGGCTTCTGCTATATCAAATTTATTAATCTATCAAGGTTCTGACTTCATTACTGATTTTACAATCGAGAATGATAATGGCACCTTATTTGATTTGACTGGGTATACGGTTGCATGCAAGATAAAGAAACACTATACGAGTAGCACGTCTACTACAGTGACTGGAGCAATTCTTTCTCCTGCCACTTCTGGACAAATACAATTATCTCTAGGTAACGCAGTCACTACTGCAATGAAAGCAGGGAGATACGTATATGATGTCGTTATAACTTCAACAACTGGTCAAAAAACTAGGGTGTTGGAAGGATCTGTAAGCGTTCTTGAGGGGGTAACACTTTAAATGGCAAGATTAAGATTTGGGGATCAATCAGTCCCAAAAGTAACTAGAGTCGCAGCTGGTGGCGGTGGCGGTTCACTTGGAGGTATGTCTGATGTTGACTTAACAGACTCATCCCAAGGAGGATTAGCAAACGGTTCAGTGCTCGTATATGATGCAACAAACACAAAGTTCGTTGCCACAAACGTATTAAATAACATAACAGTAAATGGGGGTAGCTTCTAATGGCATCCAATATTCTAATTAAAAGGAGTACTGGTTCAACCGCACCTGGTAGTATTACTTTCGGTGAATTAGCCGTTACGACAGGAGCAAACGGAACTCAAGGAAACGCAGGAGATAGACTATTTGTTGGAGACAACAATGGTGCTGCACAGATTGTAGGTGGTAGATACTTTATGGACATGTTGGATCATGTTCATGGGACAGTTACAGCAAGTTCTGCTGCTATTGTAGACAGTAACTCAAAGGTTGACCAGTGGTTAGTAGATGACATTTCCCTCAATTCAAACATAATTACTACTTCTACTACTGATGCTGACTTAGTTCTTGCTGCAAATGGCACTGGTAAGATCGTTATACAAGACGGTCAAGAGTTAGAATTTGGTACTACAGGTGACGTAGAATTTTCATATAATGATTCAGACTCAGTTTTAGACATCAAGCGAGTAACAGGAACCCCCGACTTGCGTATCGCTGACGATATGAAACTAATCTTTGGTACCAACAAAGATGCTTCTATCACATATGATGAGACAACAAATGACAAACTACTCATAGATGGTGCAGATATTAAGATTGGAACTACATCAACTTCTCAAGTAAACTTTGCAAATAGCACAGATGCATCGAACGTATCTACTGCTAGTGTTACGTTTGATGGTGGTATTGGTGTTGCCAAGACAGCATACATCAAAGACTTGAATGTAGATGACAATGCCACTCTTGGAACAGCAGCTGGAGATTCTTTAACAGTTAATTCAACAACTACGTTCCAAAATAACGTTACTTTTAATGGTCAAACAAATATCTCTGGTAGCACACAGCAGACTGGTGATATTCAGATTGATAACCTTAAGTTAGATGGTAATACACTATCTACTATCAACTCTGTTCAAGAATTGATAATTGACCCCGACCCTTCAACTGATGCGGGTGGTCTTGTTGTTATCAAAGGTGACCTACAGATTGATGGAACCACAACTACAGTGAACTCTGCTTCAATGTCAGTTAACGATCCTACAATCGAATTAGGAGATCCTACAACTCCTGTTACACTAACTGCAGCAGCAAACGGATCACAGGCAGACGTTGTTGTAGACGCTGTAGATCAACTACAAGTTGGTGACTCAGTTACTTCATCAGTAACTGGTATTCCTAATGGCACAACTATTTCTGCTATCAATACAGGAACTAAGACAGTTACTTTGAGTGCTAGTCTTACTCAAACAATGCCAGTTGGTTCTGTTCTTGTTACAGTAAGTGGTGCTGATGATGCGTTAGATCGTGGTGTAAAGATTCACTACAACTCTGGTGGAACTAACAAGTTTGGTTTCTTCGGTTATGACCGCACAGGTGGTGCTGATGGAGCTGGTGCATGGACATTCATTGAGGAAGCAACAGATACAAACACTGTATTTGGTGTTACACAACGTGGTACAGTTGTTCTAGGTGATCTAGAACTTGATACCGACCTTGAGGTTCAGTTCGGTGGAACTGGAGCAAGCACATTTACCACAAATGGTATCGTTTATGGTAATGCAGCGGGTGCTTTACAAGTAACTGCAGCTGCGAATGTGGGAAGTCCTGGTTCTGGAGACGATGTTACAACATCTTTCCAAGTCCTTACCGTTACTGCTGCGGGTGTGCCTGTATGGACAAGCACAATCGACGGTGGAACTTTTTGAAAATTTTTATTAACTTATGAATGTACAAATTGTTATTTCAACATTACAGAAAAAAATTTCTGATTTGACGCTGACAAATGTAATGCTAGAGGCACAAATTGCCGATTTACAAAGTCAGTTAAATAGTATGAAAGAAACCCAACCAATTGAGAATCCTTTAGATGGCAGCGGAACCAACGAGAATAAAACTAAAGAGATCGACGACAGCAGCAGTAGTCCCGACGACTTCTAATCTCCTAGACGGAGAAGTTGCGGTAAACGTTGCAGATCGAAAGATCTACGTAAGAAATGGGCAGACTATTGTAGAAGTCGCTAACCAGAGACCTGCTGTAGGTACAGTTACGACTGACATGCTCGCTACGGACGTGACGAACGGTCCTGGCGAAACTTTTTATGTTGCTAAAAATGGTTCTGATGTAACTACATTAACAAACGGAGGAGCAAACGGAAAACATCCAGATACTCCATTCCTTACAGTTGCTAAAGCTTTAGCAACAGCTACCTCTGGAGATACGATTAATATTGGTGCAGGAACTTTCCAAGAAACATTTCCTCTTACAGTTCCCGATGGCGTAACAGTTAAGGGTGCAAATTTAAGATCTACACAAATCTATCCTACTTCTGGAACAAATGATCTCAACGCATTTGTTCTAAATGGTGATGTTCATATTTCAGACTTAACAGTCAAAGATTTTTTCTATAATAGTAGCAACGATACAGGATATGGTTTTGTTTGTGCTAGTTCATTAGACTCAGATAGAAGTCCATATCTAGAAAGAGTGACAGTTCTGACAAAAGGTAGTGTCACATCTGGCACAGATCCTTATGGATATGCTCAAGGTAATGCGGGTAGAGGTGCAAAATTAGATGGAGCACTATTTGCAGCGTCTGGTTTAGAAGCTGCCATTCTCTTCAACGAAGTTACATTTATTGTACCTAACTCAGTTGGTCTTTTATTAACTAATGGTGTTCGTGTTGAGTGGTTAAATTCATTCATATATTTTGCAGCTGAAGGTATAAAGGGTGTTCAAGGAGCAACAGGTCGTTCTGGTTCTGGTCAAACAAGATTAAAATTATCTGGTGTATCAGGAACATTTTCTAGTTCAGAAATAATTTATCAATTAGAAGACAGTTTCAAGTCTGGTACATATTCTAGAACTGGAACTACAGTTACAATAACTAGAAACGCACACGGTTTATCTAATGGTGATGTAGTATATGCTGACTTTATAAGTGGTGGTGCTACAGATAATTACTATACGATTGCAAACGTAGCAACTAATACATTTGAACTAACGGACTCAGCATCTGGTTCTATAACTGGTAACGTTACTTACAAAAAAGCAGATGCATATGGAACCATCACAACTAATGATGGAACATACTTATTAATCAATGGTAAGGGCGTAGGAGAATTTACAACTGGTGTCCCTATAGCAAAAACTGGGGTTACTGGTGGAGACGCAAAGTTAGATACAGCACAAAAGAAATTTGGCACAGCATCATTAGAATTAGACGGAACAGCTGATAATTTAACATATCCAACAACAACTGACTTTGGATTTGGAACTACAAACTGGGCAGCAGAGTGTTTTATTAGACCATCCTCAGTTACTGGCACACAATACATATTTGATTTTAGAAACGCATCTGCTACAGATACAGCACCCACTGTGTATTTGGATGGCACTGCATTGCATTTTGGCGTAGGTAATACATCTCAGGCAACAGGTGGCACACTAGCAACTGGTACGTGGTACCATATTGCTGTTGCTAGAAGTGGTGGTAGCACAAAATTATTCCTTAATGGAACTCAAGTAGGTTCTACTTATACAGACACTAACAACTATGGAACAACTAAACCATTAGCAATAGGTTCAGACTACAACTCTGCTGCAAATGCTTTTGCAGGACATATAGATGAAGTTCGTGTATCTAAGGCATCTGCAAGATACAGTGCTAACTTTACATCAACAACCACTGCTTTTGGAAATGATTTAAACACAGTTCTTCTTATTCACTTTGATGGAACTGATGGGTCTACAACTATTACAGATAGTAGTGGAGGAGTAAAAGATATTCGTTCTAGCGGTGGTGATTCTGCTACATCTATTCTAACTGCAGATTATGCACAGTTTGGTGCTGAGTTACGTGGTATCTCATCTGCGAACATCTATGGAACTAAAGGTGCTATTGCTGATGGTGCGGGTGTTAAGATACTTTTAACAGCACATAACTTTGCATATGTTGGTTCTGGTGCTGACTTTACTAATGATCCATCTCTTGCAGTCCCTGCTAACGAAGTTACAGAAACTAACGGTGGTAAGATATTCTATTCTGCCACAAACCAGAATGGTGATTTTAGAGTTGGTGATGCTTTTGTAGTTGATCAAGCAACAGGTAACGTACAGTTCCAATCTACTAGCACATCACAAGAAGCAGCAAACATCACATTGAGTGATGCTACTGGAACAACAAAAATATTCCCTGCATTTGTTGAAACTGGTAACTTAAGATTATCTGGAAATACAATTAGTTCAACATCTGGTAGTGTAATAATTGACCCTTCTGGTAATGAAGATATTACATTAAATGCAGAAACCATCGCTACAGAGCAGTTATATCTCAGAACAGATAAAAAAGTTGGAATTCAAGATCTCAATGCAGGAGCTGGTGCATTCAATATTGCATCTGAACAACAAGGTGGATGGTCTACTTACGGATTGTTTAGTAATAAGAATCTTAGCGTATTCAATGTAGGTATCTCTACTATAACCATTGCTGCAGAGGGAGATTCATATGCAGCGAACACATATACTCTAACTGGTGTATCTAATCCAACGGTAAATGCAACAGCTACTGCAGTTCTAGAAGCTACTGGTGGAGTTAAAACTATAACCCTAACAAATCCTGGTTCTGGATATACTACAAACCCTACTGTAACTTTTTCTGGATCTCCAACTACAGCAGCATCAGCACAAGTAAATCTTGCAACTTATGGAACTGTTAAGTCTGTCACAGTAGATGCGGGTGGTTCTGGATACACATCTCCAACAATTACATTTGGCAATCCACCTGATATTTTCTTTGCTGCTGATACCGATGTATCTAGTGCTAATGATACAATTACATTTAGCACTGGTGTTATTTTTGAAAATGATGATACCGTAGTTTATAGTAATCAAGGTTTCACAGAAAATCTTGGACTAGTAGATGGCACAACCTACTACGTTATCAACGTAAATACATCAGCAAATACTTTACAACTTTCTAGTTCTCAGGGTGGATCTGCAATTGGTCTTACAGCTGGCACTCAAACTCAACAACATTCTATAAGAGGAACCACTGCTACAGGAACAGTTCAAGAGAGTGGTGGAGTTATTACTGGAGTTACTGTCACCGATCCTGGCGTAAAATATGCTCAATCAACTTCTGCAACTATTACTGGAGGATCAGGATCTGGAGTAACGATCATCACTTTAGTTGGTAGAAAAATTCAAGAAATTATAGCTTCTGATGCAGGATCAGGATACGCTAGTGCTCCGACTGTAACTATTTCTGGAGATGGTACGGGTGCAACAGCTACATCTGCTCTTGGATATGGAGTTGCAAGTGTAACTATCAATAATGCGGGTGAAGGATATTCAATTACTCCAACTGTTAACGTAAGTGGAGGATCTCCAACAACTCCAGCTAACTTTACTGCTGTCTTTGGTAAGAAGTCTGGAGTCATAGAATCTCTTACTGTTGATGATCCTGGCACATTATATTCTACTGCACCAACTTTAGAGATAGTTGGTGGTGCGGGTGCAGATGCAAATATTGCTGTAGAAATTCTCCCATTTGCAGGAACTATTTCTAACAATGGAAGTGGATATGCTGCGGGTGTATATAACAACGTTCCTTTCACTGGAGGATCGCCTGGTTCTGCTGCTACTGCAACCTTTACCGTTCCTGGTCTTGGAGGAACAGTTACTAATGGAGGATCTGGATATACTCAAGGAACTCATACTCCAGTTTCAGTTCGCAATACTGTAGGAACAACATACGTAGTAACTGTAGTCAATAGAGAGCAATTAACATATAGTTCCTTAGCTGGTGGAACTTTTGCTGCAAGTGATACTATTACAGGAGGCACTAGTGGAGCAAGTGGAACTGTAGTTTTTGCAGGGACAAATGCAAACGGAGAAGACGTTGTAAGATTTACAACCGTCAGTGGAACTTTCCAAAATTCAGAAACAATTTCTAATGGAACTGCTACTGCAACAGTAGCCTCAGTAGCAAACGTAAATGTATATGCAATTGGTGGATCAGAAAGTCCAGTAATTAGTTTGGCAAGTCACAATACATATCGTTTTGATATGAGTGACTCTAGTAATACTGGTCACCCATTCCGTTTACAAAATTTTGGATCTGGTCAGTTTGTAGTAAATGAAGATGGAACACCAGGATCTACTGGAGCATTTGTAGAAGTTATTGCAAAAGATACTGCTACTCCATCAACAAGCACTGTATCATACTATTGTACTGCTCATGGTGGAACCATGGGTAACTATGTTACTGTTACTAACGGATCTGGTTCACCTGGCGTATATGGTGATGGTTTAACTGGAACTGTAGTTGTAAACTCAAGTGGTGTCGTAACTGGATTTACACTTGTAGATCAAGGATCTGGATATAAGATTAATGATACTTTCGGATTGCCTGGAACTAGCACTGCAGGGTCAGGAACCTCTTTCCAATTTACAATAAATTCTCTTAATACTGGAATCTCTTCAGTAACAAATATCTCCCCTAGTGGAGGTCCTTACACAACTTCTGATGTATTATCTGTAGCTCCAACTTTTGATGGAGTTGGTTCTGGTAGTGGTTTTGCATTTACATTATCAAAAGCTGGATTTGTAAATTCAGTAACTGTAAATGATGGCGGATATGGATTCTCTTCTGGAGATGTTATTAAGTTTCTGAATGCACCGACTACCACTGGTACTGAGTTTAGTCTTACAGTTAATGCTACGGTTGATAGTATTCCCATCGAGATTCGATATGATGGTGGAATAACTTCTAACAAATGGAATATTGATAAAGATGGAAATGGAACTATTGGTGTCACTGGAAGTGCTTTAACCCTTCGTTCTGTAACCACCGATGGAATTACAAATGGTGGACAGATAGAGACTGCAACTCTTGCTGCTACTACTAGTGCACAAATTAAGGACTTAACAGCTAGTGGAACCAATTCGATTGCAGATGCAACTATAAAACTTGGAAATGGAACAGCAGCTCTTCCATCCCTTGCTCTTCAAAACTCAACCTCAACTGGATTTTACAGAGCAAATGCAGATGATATAGGATTAAGTATTTACGGAACTCAACGTGGAAGTATAAGTGCAACTGGATTTGACATTTCTACAGATTTTGTAGTTGATCAAAATCTTACAGAGTCCGTTCCATATTTTAAAGTAGATGCTGCAAATGAGACAGTAACTATTGGTGCTGCTGATAAACAAATCCAAATTGGCAATAGTGGAAATATATCATCAATTGGTACAGATACTAATATAGATATTTCTATCAGTCCTAAAGGAACTGGCAATTTAATTTTAACTGGTGGCACAGATCAGGACTTTTCTATCACCGATGGTTCTGCTGAGGTATTTAAAGTAGATACTGATAGTGGAGACACTACAATTAGTGGAAAATTAGATACAGGAAAATTA